TGACCCTCGACAGAACCCCCCTGCCCCAGAACGTACACTACGTTCCGGCGCGGGCCATTGTCAAATTGGTCGAACAGTTCGATCGTGAACCGAAGCCCCGGAACAAGTGTGTTTGCCATTTTGTAATTCACAAAAGCTCGGAAGTCTTAGGCTCGACAACACACTTTTTATAGTATAATATACTTCGAATCAGTAATGGGATGGGAGGAATATTATATAATTAGTAGTATGGAGTTCTTAAAAAAGAAAACGCGCTCCCATAAATATTTGAATAAACTGACAAAGGATGAAATACATAAAATTCTCGAAAAATATGTCATTCAAATAAATTCAATCAAATTTTTGTCGACACCCTTGGCCCCCCCAGAGGTCTATGACGAATATACGGAACACCTTGATCGTATAGTCGAATGCGCCAGGATGGACCTTCAGAAAGAATTTAAAAGTAAAATTAAAATTCCTCCGGGTTCTTCGAATGAACTCGCGGTTCAGATTTATTTAAATGACTGTATTCCTCGGTGAGGGAATCGACGAGCTCCCATGCAGCCTTGCATTGTGGTGTGTCCTCGTAATTATAGCATAAATTCTTTGCGTGATCTATAGCCCGTCTGATGTCACTGGCGCGAACACGTGGCGGTCGCGGCACCGGTCGAGCGCAGCAACAAATTCTGAGTGATGTATACGCCATATTCACATAGAGATTTTACGCTTTATTTCATAAATGGCGGCCCGAATTGTTCTCAAGGCGAGTGATGTCGCGGCCATCATCGGCCACAATAAATACAAACCCCGCAAAGAAGTCCTTGACGACTTGTGGAAGAAATACAGCCCAGAGACGTTTACGGGCAAGACCAAAAAAGATAGGGCCTATGAGGCAATACGAGCCTCTGATACTGCGCTCGAAGTCATAGAAAAGGCCACGGCCATTAAGGCTCGGGACTCTGACCAGGTACAGGCCGTCTTCACTGAAGCCCGGGATATTTTGAATTCTGATCCAAAATTGAATGACGAACAGAAGATAGAGGCCATAGAGCACCTAAGATCCCGTGTCTATACGACTCATGGCACACGTTCTGAAGATAGAACATCCGTCAAGGTCGAAACAGATGAGGGTGTTCGACTGGTCCGTGATAATTCATTCTATACCTATGACGTATGCACCATCGAAGGCACAAAGTTTGTCGTCGTTGGAAAAATTGATCGAATCGAAGAGAAGCCGGACGGTTCAAGAGTACTGGTCGAAATAAAGAACCGAACGAATCGTCTCTTCAAACAGGTCGTAGACTATGAAATGATACAGATCCAGGTATATCTGCAGATGCTGGGTCTTATTCGTGCCCGACTCGTGGAGCAGTATAACAACCATGTGCTGAGTCATGAAATTGTTCGCAACGAAGAATTATGGGACAATATTATTCGCCCGGGTCTAGAGGAGTTTTGTAGGGAATTACATATGAATATTAACAGAACCGTTGAATAAATCCTCAAATGTTATCATAAATACCTCATCCGACTCAGAACTCGTAAGCTCCCAGCCATCGCGTGTAAAATCAGTCACCTCGCACTCTACAAATCGCGTCTTCTTCTTCGTCTTGAATGAGTAGGTCACTTGCCGGCCGATCAGGGACTCGAACCAGGACTCGTATGTATCAATCTCATTCGCGAACTCGTCGCGCTCCTTCGCCAAATCTAGAACTGCTTCAATGGCCTCCATATATTATTAATATGACGCCAATTTTTAAGTAAAGATTGTATTGCTTGTAATGTAAATGTTTAATATTATAGTTAACGAACGAGGCGAGTTAGTAGACACGAGCAGATGGGAAGTATTAGAACAAAAATTGGCGTATTTATGGATCGAAGAAGACGATTGCGTCTTAGAACTTGGCGGTCGTTATGGTTCCGTCTCAGTAATAATAAATCATAAATTAAGAAATAAACAGAAGCACGTCGTGATAGAACCGGATAATCGAGTATGGGATGTTCTCGAGTTCAACAAACGTATTAACAATTGTAAATTTAAAATTATAAAGGGATTTTTAAGTAAGAAAAAGATGTCTCTGATAAATCTACATGAGTGTGAGGGATACGGAACCAGAAGTGTCCACTCTGAAACCTCGGATATACCTACATATACATTAGGTGACATTGATATGAAGTTCAATGTCCTTGTGGCGGATTGCGAGGGATTTCTTGAGACATTCTTCGATGAAAATCCTGAATTTATTTCAGACTTGAGACTTGTCATTTTCGAGGCCGATCAGGAACATGTATGCAATTATGCAAAGGTAAGGGACAAGCTACGCGAGGACAATTTTGAGGAAATTCTAGGAGGTCACCAAAATGTTTGGATTAAAAAAGTAGATACACAGTTACTATCTCAAACAGATCCTTAAGGGCCCTGTGTCTTGTTGAGCTCGATGGGGCTCCTGTCTTCAGGTGGGGATAGCGCGTCGCAAGCTCCTTCGGTGGCTCGTCGAGCCACTCACACTTGTCCTTGTGCCGGTCCGAAAAATAATCCTCGGTCTCGAGCAGAACATACTCAATGTCCCCAGAGTCGACGTCACGGCTCTTCAAAAAGTTGTAGGTGCGCTCAATATCCCGGATGTCATTCATGATATCACCCATGATCTGGCGTCTGAATTTTGGGCCAAAATACTCAATCATTTCTTGGGCCTCCTCGAAGCACTCGTCTATCGCCTGCCCGAGGACCTCTCCACATTTTGTGTCATATGAATCCTCGTCCCACTGGTCCCGAACCTTGTGGAACCCCTTGAAGTATATGGGCCGCCGGCACATGGGGCAGCTTGAGTTGGCCCCGGACGCACTCGACCCTTTAAGATACCAGGTCTTTATGCAGCCAGTGCAGAAGGTGTGACCGCACGTGAGGCGGCACATCGACGAGCAGTCGGCATAGCAGACGGAGCACTCCATGTTATTTGTTTATAAATTTTAACCAAACCTAGCAATATGCGCTAGACATCACATTTTTTTTGTCGTCTTGTATAGTATATGTTAACACTCCAACTGCCTAACATATACTATACTCTTCATTCACATGTAAATAACGCATTTACTTTAAAAAATAAACAGAAAGACTCTACTTCTATAGTAGCGTTTAAATCAAAAGATGACGCCCACAAAATAGGTAAAATGATAGAGACCTATTTTATTCGCGAAAAGCAATGGCCTGTAATGACCGATGTTGAATCACTTATTTTACCAATTGCGCCCGCGTCAATGGTTGATCTTTTACATATTCACATTCATGAATGGGAGTTTGAAGATTTACAGCTGAGCTGCACGAGCAACTTTCTTGATCTTATTTCTATAAATTCAATTTCTGATAAACAGAACGGAATAACTTTCACTGGTGATGTATATAGTTTTGACGCACCCGTAGAATTTTATAAAGATAGACTCGATGAAATTTATCAACTCGGGATATAAGCAGTCCCCTTGAGAACATTTTTCGCATACACAGCGCATAGACACAGATGAATGTGGGGCCACTCGAGTCCCTCCTTCTTGTCAAATACTATTCCTATAGGATTCTTATTAACCTCTGCAATAAGATCAAATTTACTTTCAGGTGTCATATTTTCAGCGATAGTAATCATCTGCATGAGCCATTCGACGTGCTTCCGATCAGACGCCTTGAATGAAGTAATGAATGCAGACATTTATAGTATAAAAAGTTTTATCTTTAAGTTTAGCCTCTCGTGCATATAGGACACGTATACCCAGATGTTTTACGAGTCAAAAAAACAAGGACGATCAGCAAAAAAAGACTGAGAGCGATGTATTTCATTTACTATTCGTCTAGATTTTCTTCGTCAGACTCCTCCTCTTCAGTCTCTTCATCCGATTCTTCATCCTCTTCCTCTTCTTCAGTATCATCCTCAAAGTCATCATCTGTTTCTTCCTCTGAAGGAACATAATCATCATCTGTATCTGTTTTTATAAAACCATCATCATAGATTTTGAACCCTACGTTTTCTTCATTTGATGTTTTTAGATATTCCGCGATCGATTCATCGTCAATTTCATATGTCTCATCTTCGTAGCGCCAAATTTTATCATCAGATTCTGTCAAGTATCTGATGGTGAAAATGACCCCATCTTTTTCGACTATTTTTGCAAGAAGGGGAACTGGCTTCCGGGAACCAACATCAGTCCATACGCGAACTAAGGACATCCTTTGTTGTTTTCTGTGTTAATTGTTTTTATGTTAAATTTACGCACGAGGTCCACGCTTCATGCCCTTGTTCTTACGTTCGGCCCGTATTGGCTTTCCACCGAAGAGAGCCGCCAGACCGAAGTTGCCTCCTGGGCTGACGAGGTGCTTCCGGGGACGGCCTGCCAGGCGCTTCGGCTTGTGGCCCTCATACATCTCGCCAATGTAGGCCCGACGCTTGACGTGATGGACCCGGACACCAACCTCACGTGGGGCATACTTTCCACGGGCGGCTCCTGCGTTCTTGCGCTCTCTGCGATCAAACTTTGGGCGGATAGCTATAGGAATTATGTTTTTTACAAATTTAGTAGATACGGTCGAACCAGCCGGGTTCTTGTAAAATTTAGCCTTTGGCTTGTAGGCCGGACCCTTGTCGGTTTTGACAAAATAAGCACCAGTTTTTGTCTTATAAATGACGCGCCTCTTGAAATTCATAAAATCAGTCGCTACGGGGGAAGATCCCATTCTTCTGCGGTGCTTGATAGGTCCACTCATTTGTATTAAAATGGATATTTTATTTAAAAAGACGGGCCAAGTTACCGGCATGGACCCCGGCGCGTGGTCCGCGCTTCATGCCCTTGTTCTTGCGGACCCGGCGAAGGTGAGGATTTGGCAGGTTCCACATTGGCGACTTCTTCATCATCGGGGTGGCAAAAAGACGGGCCAAGTTACCGGCATGGACACCGGCGCGTGGGCCGCGCTTGACGCCGGTGTCAATGCGGCGCAGGCGGGTCGCCTTGGGGCGAATGGCCATGGGTGGGCGCGCCTTGGTGTTAGCCAGCTTGCGCTCAGTGCCTGCTGGGCTCTTGACGAAGGCAGCCTTGGGGTTGTAGGTCGTGCCCTTCTCGCACTTGACGACAAACTTGCCCTCAGCAGTCTCATAGATAACGCGGCGCTTAGAGTTTAGAAAACGGGTCGGCTTCTTGGCAACAGGGGGGCGACCGCGAGGAGCCATTTGGTACTAATGACTTAGAAAAAAAATTAACACTTCCATTTGGCTCCACAATTTACACAAGTGACATAAGTTGTCATGGGCTCGTCGGCCGAACGTGTCTGCATCTGGTAGTAGCGGGTCTTGGTCGACTTGCATTTGGCGCATTTGAAGAGGCCCTCATAGTCAATCTCCGAGGCAGCCTTGAGGGCCTCTCGTTCCATATCCTTTTCCCTGAGGATCAAACGCGTGCGAGCAAAAGGGCCTTCGGGCCAGAGAACATCGGATGTATACGAGGCCAAACATCTTACATTTAGCTCCTTGGTCTGGAGCCTACGAGCGAGTTGGGGAACTACAAAAAGACCCACCTTGACATCATTCCCATATATATTCAGATGAACCGCGACTCGCTCACCTCTCTGAAGCTCGTGTATAATCCAGTGAAGCTTTTGCTTATAAAAATCACGAAACAATCTGTTTTCCCAAGAAGCCTCCTTCTGGTTTTCGCGAGTTCGACGGATCGCCCAGTTAAGTATGTTTATCTCGGCATTTTTCGCCAGAGGACCTTCACCAAGTGAACGACCTAATGTCTTGCGGGCATAGTCTCGTAGGGGATGCTGCATTTTGTTTTTAAATTTAAAATTATTTGAGTTTTCAAAGCGTGACAACACACCTTTTTGAGTTAAAAGGGATCCGCCTTGTAATGTCAAGAATATGTATCCGATTGTGTCCTGTTCGGCTCATGGCCGTGCACCGACATTCAATAATTGTCGGCGGTGTGCCGAACGCAATTTTATTCGAATATTGATGATTGATGCTGGGCGTCAGGGGGTTCACCCGTCCTGTATAGCGAGATGGATTCACAGAAAGCACGGAGACCTCATAGTGTCGAGGACGCTTCATAATGGAAATATGGGAATATCCCTTCCGTGTGTCATGTGCCGCAAGGTGCTCGACCGTCTCTCTATACAATGGAGGGCCCATATAGGAAATCACTGGGTAAGAAGCACGGATCCGGATGTTCCGAATTCTAGGCCGACGCACCGCCAGACTTCTTTCTGGAAAACAAAGTAAATATTTTCTCTTGATATATAAGAATGGCTGGAGGTGTTATGCAGTTGGTCGCTTATGGCGCTCAGGATGTTTACCTGACTGGAAATCCTCAGGTTTCATTTTTTCAGGCCGTTTATAAACGTCATACAAATTTTGCGATGGAGACCATACGCCAGACCCTCGATGGCGTCCCGGCCAACGGTCAGGTCGTATCAGTCACTCTCGGACGCATGGGGGATCTCGTCGGTGACATGTTTATTAAACTAACCGCTGTTTCTGGTGGTATAAACACCTCATCATCATCATCGCCTTACAGTTCATGGATGGCCGAGCGAGCGATCGAGTCAGTCGAGCTCACTATAGGTGGTCAGCAAATTGACAAACACTATCAGTCATGGTGGCGTCTCTATTCTGAAGTGTTCCTAGCAGAGTCCCAAAAAATAAAATATGGCAAGATGGCTTCTACCATAAATTCTGGAACAGTTTACCTTCCGCTCCTGTTCTTTTTCAACCGAAATCCAGGTATGTATCTTCCTTTGATTGCTCTCCAGTATCACGATACCCGACTCTTTTTCAAGCTTACTAATGAATATGCCCTATACTTCACTACTGGAGCAAATACAGATAATTTTCAAGTCTGGGCCAATTACATCTATCTCGAACCAGAGGAACGTCGGATTCTGTCTCAGAAAACACACGAATATCTGATAGAGCAGGTGGGTTATTTCGCAGCGCCTTTACCTACGAGCTCTGGTACTCTTCCGATTACTCTGAGTCATCCAGTAAAGGAGATTATTTGGTGTGTATCTCAGACAGATAAACTTGTAGATAATATGTGGAATTTTACATATACTTCTTATGGAACAAAAACACAAATTCAGATTCATGCCAATGGTCATGTTCGTCCATTACATGCGCTCGGTTCACCGGTTCATCAAAGCGGGAGCGCGGTAATGGTCGAAGAAAGCATAACTTATGTTTCAGATTCAATCGCACCCCTGAGCCTTTTCAATATACAATTGAACGGCCAGGCCCGTTTCGCTCAACAAGATGGTAAATATTTCAACCAGTATCAGCCATATCAGTATCACTCGGGAACGCCATACCCTGGAATCTACGTATATTCCTTCGCTCTCACACCCGAAAAGCACCAGCCGAGCGGGTCCTGCAATTTCTCCAGAATCGATAATGCCAGCATTACTTATACCATAAAGTCAGACGCATATAGCGCAGGCCTAAATACGCTCAATCTTTTTGCAGTCAACTATAATGTTCTAAGAATATCAGGAGGTATGGGCGGGCTCGCCTTTAGCAATTAGTTCTTTTAATTCCTAAAACACTCTCGAGCTTCGATGTCGCCCGGACGAGAGGTTTCGTTCTCTTCAGGCGAAGTGAATCATTTTCAGATTCTGAACTTTCTATAGCCTTCAATTTTGTTTTATTATTGAAATTACATGTGGGAGCACAGGCAGATGTGAACTCGCTTGATGTCTCGACTGGCGTATAAATTTTTTCAAAAGGATAATGAATTCTCGGGGGTTCTCTGTGACCCCCGTAACTTCTGAATTGTTCTATAGTCATGCTCCCACCGAAGATCGCAAGGCACTGTCTCTTCGGCGCGGGCCATAAAGGCGTATATTTTCCTATCGACTGCATTCTCATGAGTGCTAGTATTGAGCATATCTCCCCTTTTCTGGAAGACTCCATGTCGATCGCGTACGCCTTCGCGCATGCCCACGAACAAAAATTTCCAATCGTGGAGAAAATCTTTCGACGATCATCATATTTAATAGGCAAATGAAAACACGGCTTTTCGGGAAGACCATGCACGCACCACCAACATACAAGACTCATTACTTAACTTAAAAAACTAACAATCTTTAATATTAATTCATGTTGCTCTCTATCGATTGTGGTATTAAAAATTTAGCAATGTGTTTGATAGATCCCTCGACTCGTAAAATTCACAAATGGGACGTGAGTGGTGTCCCGCCCCTCAGCTCTCATGGAATATTTCCGTGTATGGTTCGTCATCTCAATGAGAGGACCTGGATACTGGAGGCCCAGACGGTCGTTATAGAGAAGCAGCCAGACCGAAACCGGGGGATGAAGGGCATCGAAAATCTTCTACACGCCTATTTCCTCGTCAAAGAGAAAGAGGTTATCATATGGGACGCGCGTCACAAAATTCCAGACGTCTCTGGCCCTGGAAAAGCGCGTTATGCCGAACGAAAAAAGACTTCTATAGAACGGGCCAGAAAGTTCATAGAAGCTATCGGACCGAACCGAGATTGGGTGGCGTTTTTCGACGCCCACAAAAAGAAAGATGACCTGGCAGATACCGTCATGCAGGCTCTGTCGTTCATCGACAAGCGCCCAGAGGAAAAGAAGGATACCAAAAAGTCTAACCCACGGAAGCCTACCGAGAATCAGACACGGACAAAATATTCAAAGGCAAATCTTGCTTGGATAGTCAAAACGGGAGCCAAGCAGGATGCGCGTTTTAAAAAGGATATGGCCCGATATTACTCATCGATCGACGAGTTAATTTCCGAGTTTAATTTAAGTTGATGGAGTCTACCATAATTTTAATAGTTCCGACATTTGTTTTTTTCGCATGTCTCTTTGTGTATTGCTCGTCAACTCCTACACAACCACCGCCTTGTGATTCCCTATACGAACTTTTGTATCAATATGAAGACCCTCGAAAGCCTGAAAATCATCAAGAGACCCCTTACAGCTCTGTCCGTTTTTAATCATCAGCCAGCCAAGCTTC